CCCTTGCCAAAGCATTATGACTGTCTTATCGCTTCCAAATCGTGCTACATCACAAGTTATGTATTTATCACCTTCTATTCCTTTTTGACTGAACATACTCATTATAGAATTGTAGTCTATTAAACTATCATCAGTTGCATCATACTCCCAATTTCCAAACAGAAGCCTTTGCTTACTTAGTTCGTCTAATTGAGAAAGTTGTGTTTCGTAGTGCTTAGAGATATAGTTGTTGTCTATCACTAAAGACTGAATGAACTTTCTGTAAGGCTTTATTGTATTGTCTTGTGCAGGTCTGTAATACTCCGAGTACACCCAATTCTTTGCAGGATTACACGTCATAAGCATCTTAGGTATTAAGCCATTCTCGTCTAGCTTGTATCTAAGTCTTGATGCTACTACGTTCTTAGCCTTTTCTGTTATCTGATTAGCTTCATCAATAAAAGCTCCTGTTATTTCTAATGAACCTAAACTATCAAAGTTTCTATCTGATGGGTATAAGAACAAGTCCTTAAGGATTATCTCAGAACCATTGTAAAAGGTTATCACATTACTTGATCCGTTAAACGTGTAGTCCTTAATAGCTTTTAAGTTCCACTCGGTGCATACTTCAAAGAATGTATTTAGTGTTGTCTTTTTTAATGCGTCTAGCTTTGACCTTCCCATCAAGTATCTTGTCTTTGGATATTGAAGGCACATAGTAATTAAGTAACTACAACCTACCCAAGACTTACCACCACCTGCTGCTCCTCCAAATAAAACCTCTTTAGTCTTATCGTCAAATAGATACTTTAAGCACTCTTTCTGTTTAGGTGTAAATTCAGGATTGATTTCTAATAGGTCAGGTTTAATCACCAAGATTAATATTTATTTTAATTCGTTCATCTCCTGAAGTCAAGTCTATTTCTTGCTTCTCATTATAACCTCGCTTACGTCCTCTGGTTCTTAGGAAGAAAGTAGTGGCTGTTGTATTACCTTCCTTTATTTGTTTCTTAAGACTTGTTTCAGCAAAGTCAATAAACTTACTATCTATATCATCTACGTCTTTCTTGTATTCTTCATCACTCTGCATCCAAGCGTAATGTCTGCTTCTTGTTATCTCTGCTTTCTCACAAGCCTCTGTTACTATACCTAATGAAGTTTCTAGTGCTGCTAGTAGCTTCTTTTTACCCTCCTGTGTCCTCTTTTGTTCTGTTTCCATATTATATAATAGAAATTACTCGTATTCGTTTGGTAGCATTAGTCTTATGCCTAATTCAGTCATTGCCCATATTCTTATTTGGTCTGCATATATCTCAAAGGCTTTGCTATCCATTCTAGCTGTAGACTTGACTACTTGTATTCCTACATTCCTATCGTTTATCTCTATACTATTCCATTCACTTGAGAACTTGACCTTTAATAGGTCGTGGATTTCGTCAGGGAAGTAACCCAAATCATTTGATAGTGGTTGGACAATACAACTCCAATAATAGTTATTCTGCATATTGCTTCTTGTGTTTCTTTGTTTCTTTACATCTACTAAATAGTCATTCCCTAATTCCTTTAAATAGTTTATCAGAGTTTGCTTATCTTTATCACACTTTATCACGAACTTCATTAATCAAAGGATTCATTGATTCCCCTTTCGCCTACTAGCTTTTCCTTTGCTCCTGCCCATAAGTTATCTCTGTTCTTGCTTAGGCTAGGCTCTGTCCTTTGAAGTGTTGGTATTCCTTCTGTTGGTTCGCTATCCATATACTTACCACATTTTTCGCACTGGGCTTGTTTAGTTACCCATTTATCATCTCTATAAACAATTGTAGCTATGGCAATTTCTCTAGTGTTTCCACATTCGCAAGTGTATAGTGTCATCTCTTTAGCTTATCAAGTTCAAATTCCAAATGATTAATTGCTTTCTGTATGCACTCAATCGGAGAGTCGTGCTTGCGATTTGCTCTCATCAAATAACTGCAGGCAGTCCCAACATTATAAGATAAATCAAAGTCTTCAATTACCTTACGAGCTTCTATCTTGTAACGTCTTCCTATGTAGTAGCTAGGTATTCTATTATTTTTCATTTATTCTATCGTGTGCTAGTCCTCCTGTTCGTGTTTCTACTTTATCCATTTTCCAAAGTAACTTTTCTGTTGATTTTCTTTTTATTCTACCTTCTATAATAGTCATTAATATAACTATGAAAAAGAAGATTGCTGTGCAAATTCCTAGTATTGTAAATATCATCATTTAGTTAAAAGTTTTAAAAGTTGATTGCTTGTATAAATTCTATGATTTCCTGCATAAGAATCAAAGATGCAAGTAAAGTTGTCGTCTTCCCAAGTCCATAAAGATTTGACATTATTTTTAATGTGTCCTTTTAATACCCACTTGATTGTCTTGTATGTTCTTTTCATTTCTATTGTTTTTTAAAAGATTCATTATATATTCTAGTATTTCTATCTTCTATTAAATTTAATCTTTGACTACATATGTCTAAACTTCCTAATTCGCTTCCAATGTAATTTCTATATAATTTTTTAGCAACAAATGGAGTTGTACCACTACCTGTAAAAGGGTCATAAACTATATCCCCAACATCAGTGCAACTTAATATACAATTTTCAACTAATGATTCAGGAAATGGAGCAGGAAATTTATTTTTAACATCAGGAGATATATCCCAAATACACTTATTAAATATACTATTCTTTCTATTAAATTTAGTCCTTGAAGTTTTAGTCTTTTGAATCCAAAACATATACTCTATTGTAGGAAAGAAATATGACTTATCAAGTTTTGGAGTGTTTTTCCTATTCCATATAATAGTTTGCTTTAAAGGGAAGTCATAAATAAATAAAGGATTTACTTCTTGGTGTAGTTTTTGGATTGGCTGATGGTTATAAAATAAACTTCCTGTTGGTTTCAATATGCGTAGGCACTCTGATATAACTTTCTTTTGCCACTCATTGTAATCTAATGGGTTCATTTTATCTTCAAAATTATCATACTCAATACATCTTGACTTTGTTTTGAATCCATTGTTTTTGTTCCTATTACTACTCCAATACCCCTTATTGTAAGGAGGAGATGTTACAATTAAGTCAACTGAATCATCTTTAATTCTTCCCATTGTTACTAAGCAATTTTCTTTATATATTTTATTTAATTCTATCATTTTAGTTTAATATTAAAGTTATATGCAGTCCTTCTTGTTCATCTCCTGCATCTGATATTATTATCTCCATAGTCTTATTGTATTGGGGAGGTAACCACACCCCCCCTTTACTACACAGGTCTGAAAAATTAAAAGCCCTTAGGTCTTACCCTTTATTTATTAATTATTTCCTGAGTATTCTTTATATATTTTTTTTATTCCATCAAAACAAGCTGCAATACAACTACCACAATTAGTTCCTGTTGAATAGTTCGTATTGTATAACGTGTTGTATATCTCAATCATTTTCTTCTTTGCCGTCTGATCCTTTGCTCTCCCTGTTTTTAAGTCTTCCCAAAGTAATACAATCTCTGCTATTATTTCTTCAGGTATATCTGTTCTTACTTCTACCTCTGTTGTCTTTTGCCATTTACCTTTAGGACAAGATTGACTGCTGATTTTGGACTTCACTTTCATAAAACACAAACAAATTCCGCAATTTCCTAAAAGGCTTGAATAGTGAGTACAACTTTTACAGATAGCCATTCTATCTTCATATATTTCTTTAGGTACGAAAAACTTATTCATTGAGCTTATATTTTAATTGTACTCTTACTTTGTCTATCGTTGTAAACAAGCTGTTCCTACTTATTCCTGTCTTCTTCGCTAGTGAGTCAAGTGTATTTGATTCGTGGTAGTATAACTGAAATACTTTAGTATCGTACCAAGAAAAACTCTCTAAGGCTTGGTCTATCTTTTCAAGGCTAGTCCATTGATAATCGTCTACTAATTCATTAGGCAAGTTGTAAAGGTGTTTAGATGGTATTGTTTCTCCTGTTTCCATTTCGTTATAAGTAACTGCACTTGTTAAACTATCTATGTGTGTGTAATACTTCTTGTATTTATAATAGTAATTACTTCTAGGACTTGTCAAGGCTCGTCTTAATGCTACTGCTCCATATCTTGTTACTCCATCTATTCCGTCCTTTTCATAAATTGTTTTTAAAGTAGTTGGATTCATCTGTAGTAGGTAGAGGAGAAGTTCTTGAACAGCCTCATTGACTTCATTTTCGTCTGATATTAGTCCGTAAGCCATAGTCCTAAACTTATCTGATAGCTTAGATATTTCTAAATATATTTCAGTCATTAATTGGTTCTATCTTGTCAATCTTATCTACTGTGTTCTGTGTTAATTCATCAAGAACTAAACGATAAGCCCTTACAACTGCTGAATTACCTTTAGTTTCTACTCCTGCAAAGAATCCATTAGTTGCTACTGCTAAGTTAATTGGTATTATCATTAACCAATCCCAATAGTTTTCCTCCTTTGTTCCTGAACCGTAATTATTATGATATTCTATTATGATTTCTACAACTTCTAAGTAATTCTCGTATCTACTTTTTGTACTTACTTCTTTTGCGAACTCTTTGCACATTGTAATATAAGTTTCAATGATTACTCGGTGTTCATTATTTGCGTAGATTGGTTCTATCATACGCCAAAGATAATCAATTTGTTACTCTATTCCTTTTTCTTCTTTCAAGTTTTCAACAAGGTTTTTGTAATAACTTATCTGTTCTTCATATTCTACTCTTGATACTTTATGAATAGTCCTAGCTAAGCACTCTAATTCTTCTGCTGTGCCTTCTCCATACTTAGCATCTAAATTTATTCCGAACTTAAATTGTTCGCCTTGTGAAAACATATTACACTTAATACATTGAACCTGACAATTATCCTCATCAAATCTTGTTGCCATATGCTTACGACTTTGAAAATGTCCGTTCTGCATTCCATCTTTATATCCTCTGACTATTCCACAAGTGAAGCATTGAACCATTCCATACTCGTTAGCTTCTCTTAGTCTTATGTAAAGGCTAAACCATTTATCAAGTTCCTTCTTTAGTTTACTAATTGTCTTTTTCATAATCCACAATATCCACTATCACATTCATCAAAATCTTCAAAAGATAATTCAATCTGTGGTTTATATTCTAGTATTTCTTTATAAGTACAATCCTTTCTGAATGTATTGGGGGAATTTTCTTCTTCTATATTAGCAAACCAATCCATCTTGTTTTTATGTTCTTGTGCCATCTTATTTAAGAAGATAGGATTTCTATGAAAACAACCAACACAATTATTAAAGTAACCATCTTCAAAAGAAACTTCTTTATTCTTTTTCCAATAATTAAAAACATCTGTATTATTTATATTGTCAGGAATTAAAGGAAAGGTTGGTATTCTCCATTTCACCATTCCCCACCTATTCCTATTACCTGTTTTGCTCTTACCTATAATAGCTTTCATTTCATCAATTCCTTGAGGATTTAGTTTGTCTAAAACTGTCTTAGCTCTTTTCATTTCAGTAGACCTGAATCCTATTCTCATCTCTACAATTTCATTTATTTCTTTTTGCCACCATTCAAATATAGGTTTTATTTTCATTTCAGTAGTGCAGTATCTCGTCATCATATTTGGAAGGTACTGTTTTCCGTTCTTACCTTTAATACTAGGATTATTTATTACTTCATCAAATGTTTTAGGACTTAGCCAAGTAATTTTTTTTCCTATGAATTGCTCTAGGTCAAGCATAACTTTGATAATATTGTCTTGCTCAAGCGTTCCTATAAATTCCATTCCTATTTTATCACTTACTAATTGCCTAAGTTTTGCGTCAGGATAAATACAACTCTTATCATTGGTTCTTACTAAAGCAAATACATTATAATCAGCAGGATAGTTCGCTGCTATATAACTTGAAGATTTACCTCCACTTAAACTATTAACTGTTTTCATATCCTAAGTCTTTACGCCATTTGTCTTGCAATATTCCCTTCCTTAAGTTATACTTTTCCCCTCTGTATTTAGGTTCTTCTTCCTGAAGCTTTGCCCTTGCTCGTTTTATGCTTGGAGCTGATGTAAGTTTACCTTCTGCATAAGCAACTAAAAAGTCAGCAACTTTACTTTCCTTATTCATTCCTTCTACTTCTCCTATTTCTATAGCCCAAATATTTGAACAAAGTCTATTGTCATTATCTTTTAAACTTGGGTACATTTCTATAAACATCTTTACTTTGTCTTTTGTTTTCATATTATATATGTTCTAAACAAGTTGGACAAAGTCCTACATCTTTGACGTCATCTGTTATTTCATCATTACAGCAAGTGTATTTAATTTCTTCTTGCTCTAATATTTCTTCTATTACTTTGTCTACTTCTTTAATGTTTGATAGTTCTGTTTTCATTTCTTTTCAGTTTTAGTCTTTCTAATTGATACCCACTTATTTGGTCTGTGTACTCCCGGTTGTGGAAAACCAAACATCATTTGGAAAGTTCCAGTCTTTTCAGGATCGTACAATTCTTCTTTCTTCATCTTAAAATAATTCTTCTTGATTAATAACTTGTCTTCTTACAATTCCTAACATTGTTTCAAATATTGTTTTACCTGCTTCATAGTCTACTAAATTACGTGCAATTTTACCTTTAGATTGTTTTCCTTTATAATTAACAACTAAATCTTTTATATTGTGAAAATCTAAAAATTTTTCAATTAATCCTTTACTTTTTGTATTCATATTCATATTAGGTGCTTTTCTATTACTTAAAACATTTGGAATATTAAAATTTGTCCAATACAAATGCCTATCTCTTTGTTTTGCAGGTATCAAGGGTTCGTAGTATGGCTTTACATTTTCAATACAATACTTACCTTTAAAAAATGTATCTAAAAATATTATTTCTTGATATAAACTCATTTCAGGATATCTCTTATGTCCTAATGCGTTTAGAAAATGATTTGTTACTGAATGAGTAGGACAAGGAGGACTGCTCCATATAAAATCAAAATCTTCATAATGTTCTAATAAGTATTGATGTGCATCTGCTATGATTACAGTATCATTAGGGAATCTCTCTTGATATAATCTAGCTAGTTCAGGGTCTAACTCAACAGCCGTTACTACTATATCTTCTTTTACTTCGTTCCACTTGTATCTGTTTCCACCTAGACAAGCATATAAATTTAGTATCTTCATCTTAATAATTTTATAGGTTCTTGATAATAAGGAGTCTTTTCTTTAGGCTGTCCTAATGTCCTAACTTGATACGTTGCATCATCTACTACTTTCTTGTGAGCATACACCCACTTGTAAAAGGTTCTGATGTTTAAGAATGGTTCGTCTTTACCAAACCTTACTCCAATATGAAATGCATCTAGTATTTGATTCCAAGACATATTTCCAAATCTTTTCTCTTGTATTAAGTCTGATGCAAATATCTTACTTAGACTTGCTAGGGTTTGAGCGTCTGACCTATGTCCTATTTCTACTGAAGTCTTGCCTAATAAGTCTAGGACTTTTTCGGTTAATGTTTGTAGTTCTTCTTTTTTTAGTGGTATCATAATAATTCTTTTGCTTTTTGCCATTCATTAATTTGTGCGTCTAACTTAGACATTGTTTTAGGATTTTTCTTTTCTCTACTTTCCCAAGTCCTAACACAAGCCTTCCAACTTTTCATTATTTCCTTTCCTATTTGCCATCCCTTACTTTCATAAAAATCAATAAATGATTCTGCATCTATATTATTTTTGCGTAAGA